ATAAGGAAAACAAAGATTAATTTGTATTTTCAAGATTAGAAAGCAGTGTTTTTAAATCACCATCTTGTAGTATGAGCAAGGTGGTGAATTCGTCCTCAAACGTTATAAAAATGTGATTAGAGGGAATTAAAAAATAAAATGTTGGATAATATCTCTCTAGTTGCAACAACATTTTATTTGTAAAAGGCGTGTTTAACTTGAAAGAATAAGATTTCAAATTACATTCTTTGACTAAAAAATTATATCCCGCCAGGGTAAGTCTTAAACTAGTATCATTGGTACTATTGAACCAAATAACATTTTTGAACTTAATAAGCGGTTTGTTAGATTGAATAGCAAATATCTTATTCAACTGAGTTTGGGTATATTTTTTCACCTTGTTTTAATAATATTACTTCAAACTTATTAGTTTTGAATAAAGTATTTAACTTTTTTGCCAAATTAATGGCGTGTCCTTTGTTAGAAAAGGCAACTTTTTTATATTTTGGTCCTGGATAATTGACCAGCATGTTACTAGATTTAAGATTGAAAGGTTGACCATTATAGAAAACAGCCCAGATGCCTTCACTACTTAAGATTTGCTCTGTCTTATAATTACTTTTGTTTACATATTCTGTTAATACATTAGGCTTTGGCCGACTCATTTTTTCACCTCTAAATTGATAAATTCAATAATATACTATTATTATTTATCAAATTTAGATGAAAAATCTTTTTACTTAAAACTTCCACCTGACATTGATACTTGAATCACTTTGTTTGTATCGTCAGTGGATTGTGGCTTGTTAGATAACCTGGCTATGTGTGCTAACAGTTCGAATATATCAGCATGTAGCCCTCTTGCTTCTTGAGCTGATAGGGTCAAGTCTTTTGACCCTGACTGATTCATTATTTTAAGCTTATCGTTAAACTTTTTAATGTGTAAGGTTAGATTAGTAGGATCCATTTTTCAATGCATTTTCTGCTTCTGCTTTTGATTTATAAGGACCACTGGTTTGATATCTATTTACCATAATTAGTTTTGGACAAAACATTATTTGCCACTCATTTTGAAATTTAACAATGAAATATCCAGCACAATAATGACACTTACTTTTTTTAGTTTTCGTATATGCCGCGAATTTTTTTCTAATATTCCATATTACATTGTAAGCATTGCCGGAAATTGGATAATCTCCAATTAAATTAACTGTTACAGATTTTTTATGGTATTTCTTCTTATCAAATAAGATATTATTTTCAGCACCTAATGCATTAATAGTTGCATATTTCTTACGTTGTTGATCTTTGACCAACGTAAACCCGCCATCATCTATGGCTTGAATTGTGCCTATTTTTTTACCGTTTGATTCTAGAATCCAGTACTTATCAGACAGTATTGATTTAGCTACTATATCTTTTACTTTATTCATATTGTTATGTTGGGTAAGAGTTTGAGAAAATGTCAGCAATATTATTTGACATTTCGCTCAGACGATTAAGTTCATACTTGCCGCAGAACTTCAAGAATTGAATGCCAATCATAGATTTTTCTTTTGGCACAGTGCCTTCAACAATAGTTTGATGAATCCAATCTTTAACGTGTGATGGTTGTGCTTTTAGATCAATAAGCGTTCGATTGCGTTCATAATCGTCCATTACACGATGTTCTACCATATTGTGATCAGTCCAACGTTGTAACATCAGATTATTCCAATTGAAACCTTTAGACTTTCTGTCTTCAAATGCTTCAGTTAGTCCTACTTTGTTTTTTGAACCTTTTACTCGCACTCCAGGATAAGCACTAAAAACATTGTCGGAGCTATCGCCGCGAATGCACTTTTCAAACAGAATCCATTCTGGATCTGGAATAGTTTTTGGTTGCTTTGTCTTCTTATCAATGACTAATTTGTTTTTCTTGTCGAAGATACCATTGATTGTATGTAGTTCTTCGGTAATACCATTGTATTGAGAAACGTTCGAAGCAAGCAATTGATGAAAATCAGTATCACTACTGACAATGATATGATCGTCTGATGGATGATGTTGAATCCATCCACTGATTAGATCATCAGCTTCAAGATGATCATGTCGCAATACAGTGCAGTTCGTCTTTTCGATGAGGAAATTTTTAAGATTCTCAAAAGTTTCCCAGAAAAGCTTATCCTCTTCTAGTTCTTTTTCAGATAATGCTGCCTTAGCTACTGCACGATTTTTCTTGTACGGTTCATAAAAATCTTTGCGCCAGCTACGACCTTCTAAACAAAAGACTACATGTTTAGCACCAAAATCACGGTAGGCTTTATTAACACTTGCCAGTGTTACATGTATAGCAAAACCTAATTTGTCCCAGGTATCACTTTGTCTAGAAGCAGTATGCCTAGCACGAAAAAAAGTATTAGCGGTATCAACGAGAAGATATTTGGTCATGACATTTGATATGAGTAGTTAATACTATATTGTAGCATAACTATTATTTTTTCGTCAAGAAATTTCTGTTCTACCGCTGCCTATGTCTCTTTTTTGAACGCCACTTACTGGCCTAGGATTATTGGCTTCATACTGTTCAAATGTCTCCATTACTACATTTCTGCACACATCTTGAAACCATTGATCGACAATTTGTGAGTCATCAGTGCCTTTGTATCCTGATTTGATTAGTTTTGCTATGAAATACTCATTCCAATCCAGTTCAAAAGAACCTGCACCTATGTTTTCTGGGTCTAGATCAACTTTTATAACACTAACATATGGTTCACGTTTTTCCGTTGCGTATTCTTTGGGAGTTTTTTCTACCTTTGGGCGAGCAACTGTTCGTTTTTTTCTTTGAACTGGCTTTTTCGGTACTGGTGGTGCTGATGGCTGTGTGGATACAACTGGCGCTGGTGGTGGCGCAGATTCTACTGAAATTTCTTTAGCTTCGGTAGGTTTATTTTCATTAAACAGTTTTTTAAAAATATCAATCATAATTTTAAGTTTTTAGTGACCAGACAATAAATTCATTTTTATCAATGTACCAATGCTCTTTGAGTGATTCATTCCGTGTGCCAATAACTCTTGTGCCTCTATAGCAGGTTTTAAACCACATAATTTTTTCTGTCAACGCACATTTCCTTGGTACTATACAAAAATGTAGTTGCCAGTTTTTTACATATTTCAAATATGGAGTAAGGTAGTCTATATAGTCTAGTGCTATTGGATCGAGCATATTCAAAGTTCATTGATGTCTTTTATTTATTCTAGAAGATATTTTTACTAAAGCTTTGTGAAGCTTGGCTGAACTAAGTAAATATGCAATGCCTAGGATTGTAATTGGAATTCCTAGATAAATTATATTGTCGAACATAATTAGATAACTTCCATAATATTAGACCATTTTGAAAGTTTGATTCGCTTTTGATTTTTGTATTCTTCAACTTTAACGGAATCAACAATATTATGTTCCTTAATCAAATCAATCATACAAAGTAAATCACCTATCTCTTCGGTAAGATGTTCTCTGTTATTTTTATCGGACAGTGGATAGTGATTATCTACGCCAAATCTAAAGCACTTGGCTATAGATTGTATAACTTCGGCACATTCTTCCTGTGTGATTTGAAGAATTTCTGTTGTCTTGTTCATTGTTTAAGGCTATTCATGAATATTATTTTTTCGATGGTCTTTGAAATCTCTTCATCATCATGAACTACATAATTCATATTGTCGTATTCTTGTAGTTTTTTGTCGTACTGTCTACTATGAAGAATTATACCACCGTGAGCATAATGAATTGTTATAGTTAATGGATGTCTTGAAATCGTTCTTGGTTCCCCAACTTCCACCTCGTCGTTAAACGGTCGAGATTGTTTAATCAGATTAGCTCTAGAATTTCTATTGAATAGTTTATTGAGAAAATTATACATTATTATCCTAAGATACGTTGCTTTTCAAATTTTTTATATTGATCTGACTTATACAAGTCACGTTCATCAAACTTGAGCATGTTTTCTCTGCAATAATTCCTATAAGCATCCAAATCATCAAAGATTTTAGATACTTCTGGTTTCATTGTTAGATGACGCTCGATATATTTTGGCAATGCCATAACTCTTCCTTTTAAATTTTAAGTAAACT